GATGCCTCCGGTTATCCCTATGCTTGCTCGTGGTAAGAAGTACGAGCGTATCCTCGCAATGAGTCCATTGTTTCGTATTGGTAAGATTCGTATCAAACGAGAACACCGAGACTTCATTGACGAGTGGATTAATTATGATGCTAGTGTAAGTAATTCTAAGGATGACTGCTTAGATAGTATGGAAATTGCTTTACGCACAGCCGGTGCTCTACTAGGAGAATCAATCTTCGAAACAGCACCAGAAGAAACGTATGGCCTACCAAGATGGGTGCTAGATGATCGGCCCGGAGTAGGAAAAAAAGAAGATCGTTACACGGATGAAGTTATGGGGAGTTTGTGGTAGTATGCTAACAGAATTTAATGGTACTGGTGCGGACGCAATTACTGGGGAGCGTATGTTTCCCGGCGAAACCGTTTTTGATACTAATATTGCTAATGGTGTAACACCGTACATGACGGATACACTAACCCGATTTGTTAAGGAGTCTACGATTGTTTGGTTGGCAGAGTCGGCAGGATACACTCTTACTAGAAGTAATGAAGGAAATCCTAGCGACACAAAAGAGTTGGACGGAACGAATGCTAGCACTGGAGGAGGAGAAGATCCGCCTCGAAACGCTAAGACTAGAGGGAAGTAGACCACTAGTAGACGTTCCAATGGGACAACTCCGAGTCAACGAAGACGAACAAGACGCAGACTGGGCACTAAACACGGGACTAATCAGTCCCGCAGAATACAAAGAATTACTATCCAGCGCAGGCTTAGCGCCTAGCGAAGTAGAATTCTTATAAGACCAAAAGGAGCGTGATCTAGTACTGTTTTGAATGAAGAGATTATTATTGAGAATGGTGAACAATTCGCTCCGGCTACGGGTCTAGTTAAGCGCGTAGATGAACTTACGCGACAACGAGAATTGTTGGAGCGACAATGGAAACTAAACTTATCCTTCTTTAAGGGTAAGCAATACGTTTTTTATAATCGTCGTAGTCGTCGTATTGAGAGTATGCCGATTGAAGATGGTGATAAGCCGCGTTATCGTGTGCGTCTTGTTGCTAATCAGATTGCTCCGCATACTACGAGTCTTCTTAGTCGTTTGACTAAGACTAAGCCTACGTTTTTTGCGACTCCGGGGCAGGCTTCGTATGAGGCTATTAAGGCTACTGAGGTTGCTGAGACTCTTCTTGATTTTTGGTGGGATAAGTTTAATCTTAGTGAGAAGCGTGAAGAGGCTACTCTTTGGGGTATCATTTGTGGTAATGGTTTTTGGAAGATTAGTTGGGATACGAGTGTTGGTTCTAGTATTAAGTTGATGGTTAATCCTGAGGGTCAGCCTATTCTTAGTCCTCTTGTTGAGCACTTTTTTCGTAACGAGTTGGAGAAGGATGGTTTGGATCCTTCTATGTTTGAGAAGGAAGTGTTTGAGGGGGAGATTCGTGTTGATACTCTTGCTCCTTTTGATGTGCTTCTTGATGATACGGCTCAAGTGTTTGAGGATTGTAAGTACGCTATTTGTATGCATCCGATGGGTGTTGAGGAGATTTATTCTCGTTATGGTGCGCGGTTGAAGGCTAATGCTATTAATCAGTATCCTGATGAGACTCTTCCGGGTTCGTATAATATGGGTTCTGGTAAGACGAAGGAAAATGTTCGTATTGTTTATTATGGTTACTTCTTGCCGACGGCTGATAAGCCTGAGGGTAGGTATGTGGTGTTTGTGAAGTCGCCTGATATTGTGTTGTATGATTCTCCTTGGCCTTATCCGTTTAAGATGCTTCCTCTTGTTAAGTTTCCGGGTATGCGTATTCCGGGTCAGTTGTATGATTCTAGTGTTGTTGAGCAGGCTATTCCGTTGCAGAAGGAGTTGAATCGTACTCTTAGTCAGATGATTGAGTATAAGAATCTTACGTTGAAGCCGCAGATGTTGGCTCCGGTGGGTTCTTTGCGTCAGCGTATGACTGATGAGCCGGGTGCTATTTTCGAGTATAATCCGGTGGCTGGTAAGGTGCCAGAGTCTATTCCGATTCCTAGTCTTCCTCCGTATGTGTTTGAGCATGTGCGGGATATTGGTCAGCGTATTCGTGATACGTTTGGTTTGAATGAGATTCTGCAGGGTGATGTGCCTCCGAATGTTGAGGCTGGTGTTGCTATTGACTTGTTGCAGGAGGCTGCTACGGATCGTCATGCTCCGCAGATCCTTATGCTTGAGAAGGCGTTGGAGCGTGCTGGTAATATGATGCTTCAGTTGGCTCAGAAGTATTATACTGAGCCTCGTATGCTTGTTATTAATGGTTCTGGTTCGCGTCCTAAGATTGAGCGTTTTGAGTCTGCGGATATTATTGCTGGTGTTGGTGTGCGTGTGGAGACTGGTTCTGGTCTTCCTCGTACACGAGCGGGTAAGCAGGCGCGTGTTATGCAGATGCTTCAGATGGGGCTTCTTACTCCTACTAAGGCTTATAAGTATCTTGATATGGCTGATTTTAAGAGTCTTCAGGCACAGTTTCAGGCTGATGAGGAGCAGGCTAGTCGTGAGCATGATAAGTTGATTGATGGTATGGTTGTTAATGAGGCGGCTGCTCGGCAGGCGCAGGAGCAACTTATGCTTAGTTTGATGAATACTGATCCGAATACTGGTATGCAGGCTCCTGTTGATCCACAATTATTGCAGGCTAGTATTGAGGCTGGGTTGCAGCCGTTGGCGTATGAGAATAAGAATATTCATTTGGAGCAGCATGGTTTGTATATGAAGTCTCCAGAGTTTGAGGATCTTCCTGCTGATGTTCGTGATCGTTTTTATAAGCATTACGAGTTGACTCAGGTTGCGTTGTCGCAGGAGACTGTTCCGCAGGGTTCTGCTCCGCGTGTGTCGTACCAGTTCCGTGGCGCTGTTGGGCCTACTGCTACGAGTAAGATTCTTGCTCAGGGTGGTGTTGCTGGTGTTACTCCGGAAGAGTTGTTGGAACCGGGCTTGGATACTGTTATTATTGATAATAAGGATAAGCCGAATGCTGAGGGTCAGCCGGGTGATCAGGTGATGGATTATCAGCAGAAGCAGTTGCAGGAACTTATTACGCAGGATGCTAAGGATCAGCAAGCCCTTAATTTTGAGCGGGAGAAGGCGGCTATTAAACGTGTCTAAGCGGATTGAGTGGACGGATGAGGCTCGTGCTGCGGTGTATGTGCAGTGGATTGCTAATGAGAAGAATATTCGTCGTACTGCTAAGGATGTTGGTGTGCCTGTGAGTACGCTTTCGTATTGGATTAAGGATTGGAAAGAGAATGGGCCTCCTGAGGCTCTTGAGGGTAAGATTAGTAGTAATGCTTACGAGTTTGTTCATCATGCTAGTCGTGTGCGTGAGAGTGCGATGAAGAAGTTGGAAGAGTTGATTCCTCAGGCTGAGGCTAAGCAACTTAGTGCTATTGCTACTGTTGTTGGTATTATGGATGATAAGATTAGGCTTGCTAGTGGGCTTGCGACAAGGCGTACGGAAACTACGTATGTGCTTCCTAGTAAGGCTGAGATGAAAGAACTTATGGGTTCTTTTGTGGATACCTTGATTACTAGTGCGGAGGATCGTTCTGCGGTGGTTATTGAGGGTGAGGTAGAACTTGAGCAACCAGAATCGTCTGGACTCTTACAGTTGAAAGGCTGAGTTTTGTTATGAGTGATGTTGATATTAGTGGCGCTCTTGAAGCGTTACAGTCGGATCTTCCTGATACTACGGATGTTCCGACAAACTTGGATGAGGGTTTTGTGGAGGATCAACCCGCAGGTGATGTGGAATCTTTTACTGGCTTTAATCCTAGTGATCTTCCCGAGGACTTACAGTCGGTTTATCGTTCTATGCAGGGCGATTATACTCGTAAGACTCAGGAGATTGCAGAGTTGCGTCGTACCTATGAAGGCTACGATGCGTTCTCTGAGGCTGGTGTTGATCCTAATTATGCGCTACAAGCCGCCGATTTCTATAGGAAACTGGATACTGACCCGCAATTTGCTAAGCAAGTTGTTGATAATATTCAGCGTAATTTAGGTAATTTCGGTGTTGAACAGCAGGATGTAATTGGTGAAGTGCCTTATGATAGTAACGTTGAGGGTTACGACTCTCTTCCTCCTATGTTGCAGCAGGAACTTGCGGAGATGCGCGAGTTTCGGAATGATATGTTGTTTCAGCAGGAACAGGCAGAAACTATTGCTGGGTACGAGTATGTGGAGCAGGAGATTCGTCTCGCTAATCCGCACTATTCGGATGATGATATTTCAAGTATTTATGATTTGGCGTATTCTACTAATGGTGACTTGTCGGCTGCGGCTGATACGTATCACCAGATTCAGCAGCGTGTTATGAGTACGTACTTGCAGTCTAAGCAAGTGCCTATGGGTGCACAGTCTGTTGCTACTGGGCCTTCTAGTGTTCCTCCACGAGAATTTACTTCGTTGGATGAGGCGCATAAGGCGGCTACGGAGATGCTTCGTAATCTTTAATAATTAATAATATTATTGGAGGTTTCAAATGGGTGCAGATCTTACTACTGTTGACAAGATTCTCAAGGAGTATTACCTTGGGCCGGTGCAAGAGCAGTTAAATAATGAAGTTCTTCTTCTGTCGCGGCTTGAGTCGCGTTCGGAGGATCTTGTTGGTAAGGCGGCTTTCGTGCCGCTGCATACTGGGCGCTCGTCTGGTATTGGTGCTGTTGGTGAAGACGCGGCTCTGCCTACGGCTGGTAATCAGTCGTATGCTCGTGCCGAGTATGACCTGAAGTACCTGTATGGTCGGATTCGTGTTACGGGTCCGTCGATGGCTAAGACGAAGAGTGACGCTGGTTCGTTCTTGCAAGTCTTGAAGGGTGAGTTGGACGGTGTTCGTGCCGACTTGGTTAAGGATCTTGCTCGTCAGGCTTATGGTACGGGTGATGGTGTTCTTGCTACGGGTACTCCGGATGCTACGACTGCCACTACGCATACGATTACGCTTGCGAACTGGGAGCCGTTGAAGAAGGGTCAGTTGTACGTTGGTCAGGTAGTTAACTGTTTCGTTCAGTCTACGGGTGTTGCCACTGCTGGTACGCTTACGGACTTTACGATTTCGGCTGTGTCTATTGTTGGCGCTACTGATTCGACTATTACTGTGACTAGTGCTAGTGTTGCTATGACGGCTGTGTTGGTTGCAATTACTCGTTCTGGTAGCGTTACTGCTGCACAGGCGCTTAATCGTTTCAATAACACGAGTCGTTCGAATGAGATTGACGGGCTTCAGCGAATGGTGAACTCGTTTACTCCTGCGGCTGCTTCGGCTGCTGATGGTACGTATGCTAGTGCTACCCTTGCTACTGCTCGTGGTAAGTCTGGTTCGTTTGGTAAGATTGATGCGTATACGTCTACGTATTGGGATAATCAGCGTACTGGTACGTATGGTAATACTGATGCGCTTACGATTATGCGTGTTCAGGAGGCCATTAATCTTGGTCGCCAGCAGGGTGCTAATCCGACGGCGATCATTTCGTCTCTTGGTGTGCAGCGCGAGTTCTATCGCCTGCTTCAGGCTAATCAGCAGTTCGTTGCTCCGGGTTCGACGGAGTATGCGTCCGGCTTTAGTACGCTGACGTATAACGGTATGCCGGTCATCGCTGATCTGGATGCTCCGTATGGTCAGATGTACATTCTGGATGAGTCCACTGTTAAGGTGTTCTCGGATCAGGATTGGCATTTCCTTGATGGTGATGGTCAGACGCTTCGTCAGGTTGCTGATCGTGACGCTTATGAGGCTGTCATGGTTCGTTACATGAATCTTGGTGCGACGAATCGCCGCAAGAACGTTGTCATTAACGGTATTGGTGTTAATGGTTCTGCGGATGCTGGTGTGTAAGTGATTGTTTGGGTGGGGGGCTTCGGCTCTCCACCCATTCTTTTATAGAAAGGAGTTGATTGTGGCTGGACGTACTGATGAACCTAAGTGGAAGCGTATTGTTGCTAGTGTTAAGGCTGGTAGTAAGGGTGGTAATCCGGGTCAATGGAGTGCTCGTAAGGCCCAGTTAGCGACTTTGCGTTATAAGAAGAGTGGTGGTGGTTATTCTGGTCCTAAGACTAAGGCTCAGAAGAGTCTTACTAAGTGGACTGGTGAGAAGTGGCGTACTAGTGATGGTAAGCCTGCTAAGCGTAAGGGTGGTACTAGTAGGTATCTTCCTGATGCTGCTTGGAAGAATTTGAGTCCCTCTGAGAAGGCTGCGACTAATCGCGCTAAGAGGGCTGGTAGTAAGAGTGGTAAACAATTTGTTGCTAATACGAGGGCGGCTAAGTTGGCTAGTCGTATGGCTAGGAGGGGTTAAGTATGCCTAAGGATTTGGAAAAGATTCGTAAAGAGTTGATGAGTAAGAATCCTAAGATGAAAGAGTCTTTGGCTTATGCTCTTGCTACTAATATGCTTAAGAGGAAGCGTGGTAAGAAATGAGTACTACTGCGTTTAATCGTTATGCTTTGCAGCGTTGGAAGAGTAGGCGAGGCTTGTGAGTACTCCTGCGTGGCAGCGTAAGGCGGGTAAGAATCCTAAGGGTGGGTTGAATGCTGCTGGTCGCGCTTCGTATAATCGTGCTAATCCGGGTAAGCCGGGTTTGAAGCCTCCTGTGTCTGCTAGTCAGGCGAAGAAGTCTCCTAGTGCTCGTGCGCGTCGTATTAGTTTTTGTGCTCGTATGAAGGGTATGAAGCAGAAGTTGACTAGTGCTAAGACTGCGAATGATCCTAATAGTCGTATTAATAAGAGTTTGAGGAAGTGGGATTGTTAAGGTGAAGATTTATATTCCGGGTCGTGGTAGTGTTGATTCTGATGTGTATAAGGTTGATCGTGCTGTTAATCAGTATAATGATCGTCTTAGTTTCGAGTTTAATGAGGCTGGTCAGGATTATTGTATTTTTATGCGGATGCCTTATCCTGAGAATCCGGTTGTTATTCTTGGTTTTGGTGATAGAGTCCCGCATCCTGATGAGGCTTGTAAGCGTTTGTGGGAGTCTGATACTATGAGGCATGGAGATAAGATTCTTAATGATATTCTTAAGAGTCAAGAAGATTTTAAGAATGCTAAGCGTTATGCGGCTGATCAGGCTAGTAGTGATTCTGCTGAGCGTATTGAAAAGTTTTTGCGTGACAGGGGTAAGAGTCCTGTTGTTAAAGTGTTTCCTAATGATAAGAGGGAGGTGGTTGCGAGTGACGATTGATGAGATGTTTACTGAGATGGATTTGTATGGGTTCGAAGATTTTGATGATGATGCGAAACTTATTCTTATTAATGAGGCTTATTTTGATATTGTGACTCGTGAGGCTTGGCCTTTTATGGAAGGTCTTACGAGTATTACTCAGTCTTCGAATGATGATACGCTTAATGTTCCTAGTAATTTTCAAGCGGTTTTGAGTCTGGTAGATTCTAATAATAATATTGTGTTGGAGCCTGAGCGTAATGATGTGATTGAGAAGAATATTCGTCTTAATGATGATACTGGTAATCCTAATAAGTATTATTTTGTTGGTGACACTCTCTACTTGTATCCTCCGGGTAATACTGGTACGACGTATCGTTTGTATTATATTAAGTCTCCTAGTGTTTTGACTACGAGTAGTGTTCCTGCTGATATTCTTATTCCTGTGCGGCATCATAGTATCATTGTTTATGGTGCGCTTGTTAAGGCGTTCCTTGTTAATGATGATCCTCAGGCTGCTGTGTTTCAGAATATGTTTGAGTCGCGTTATCAGC